AATCTGAAATAAAATCCATAAAAATAGTTGATTAGAAAGCGCTTACATTGTAGGCGCTTTTTTAATTGTAGGTTGAGAAATGAAAGAAAATGCTTTATCTATATAGGGATTGTTTTTACTATCATAAATAATCTATATAATGTTTTTATGTTTTAAAGCTATAAGGAAAATAGTTTTATATATGAATTATTTAAGGGAACTGTTATCATGAAAATTATGCGATTGATAACTAAAATTTGAGAGCATCTGAAAATTTTTCGGGTGTTTTTTTAATAGAAAAAGTCAGGAGGTATAAAAAATGAAGTTTAAAAGAAAAAATGTTTTACCGGTAAATCTTCAATTTTTCGGAGAAACCGAGGGAGGCGAAGGACAAGGAGAGAACGGCGGGGAAAACGCTGCGGCCGATTCGGAAAAAGATTTGGATTTCAACGGGCAAAATGAACAGCCGAAAGAAAAAAACGAAAATGACGATACAGGCCGACTTGATGAGCTGATTAAAGGCGCTGTAAAAAGGGAAACCAAGAAACTGGCCGATGAAAATAAAAAGCTGACAAAAACATTGGAGAAATTTCAGAAAGAAAAGCTGTCCGATGATGAACTGAAACAGCTTGAGCTTGAAAATAAAATGGCTGAAATAGCGGAACGCGAAAGGCAGGTTACGGAAAATGAAAACAGATTTTACGCAATTAAGGCTATTAAATCGGCGGGGCTTGACGACGGGGGAGAAAATTCCTTGGAGCTTATTGATTTTGTTATGGGCGATACAAAAGAAGAGATTGACAGCAGGGTTAAAATATTCAGCGGATTAATTAACAAATTTGTCAAATCGGCGGTTGACAGGACATTTAAGGAAAACGGCCGTATTCCGGGTAAGGGAACCGGTTATACCAAGGGCGGCAATAAAGCTGACATCGCTTCTATGCTTGGGAAAATGTCGGCACAGGCTAATGAAAAGGCAAAAAGCGTTATTGATTCATACTTAAAATAAGTCGGGAGGAAATACAATGAAATTCAGAGAAACCAAAGTTACGGAAAGTAAAATCATTTTGGCGAATGACCATTATGTCGCTGTTACTTATGATTGTTCAAATATTGACGGGGACGAAAACGGTATTATTAAAGCGGGAACGGTTTTACCCGCCAATGACACTGCCGCGGTCGGGGTTTTATTAAGTGATGTTGATAAAAATGATAATCCCAACGGAACGATTGTTTTACACGGTTTTATTAAAAAGGACAAGCTGCCGGCTGAACCAAGCGCGGCGGCGGTTGCGGCTTTGAGTCTTATTAAATTTATGTGAGGAGGAATTTTACAATGAAGTTATCAGAGGTATTTAATTCAAACGCGATTGCGTTGAATTACACGCAGGCGGCAAGTAACGCAATTCCATATCTGGGAACGGGTTTTTTTCCGGCTCAAAAAAAAGCGGGGCTTGACCTTAAATGGATTAAAGGTCATAAGGGCCTGCCCGTTTCTCTCGCCCCGACAAATTTTAACGCGAAATCAACCTTCAGAGACAGAGTCGGTATTGGTTTGACTGAAACGGAGATGGCATTTTTCAGAGAATCTATGTTGGTTACGGAAAAAGACGAGCAGGAAATCATGAGGGTACGGGACAGCAATGACCCTTACGCGGTTCAGGTACTGCGGAATATTTTCAATGACAGTCAGACTCTTATTGACGGCGCGAATGTTGTTCCCGAAAGAATGATTATGCAGTTACTTTCACCTCTGGGCGGCAATATGGGAATTGAGATTTCCGCGAACGACACAAGTTATACATACAATTATGATAAAAGCGGCGAATGGAAACAAAAGCATTATATGTCTGTCGAAGACGCCGCTGACAAATGGTCGGCGTCTGATACGTGCGACCCGCTGACAGACCTTGAAACAGCTCTTGACAATCAGGAAAACGAAAGCGGCACAAGACCGGAAATTGCTCTTATGTCACAGGCTACCTTTAATATGCTAAAAAACAGCGCTAAAGTGAGAAGCGCGGTCCTTGCGCAAAATATTACGGCGAATGTCAATATGACAACTAAGAGAGTTAAGGAGTTCGTCGAAGAGGAATATAATGTCCGTATAATTGTTTACAATAAAAAGTTTAAGGACGAATCGGGCAGGGAAAGCAAATTCTATCCCGATAATATTATAATGCTTTTGCCGAATGGTGTTTTGGGCTCGACGTGGTACGGAACAACTCCGGAGGAACGCACTCTCGCAAACGGTAACACTGCTGATGTTTCTGTTGTGAATACGGGAGTCGCGGTATCCGTTACGATTACAAGCGACCCTGTCAATACAAAAACCACCGTTTCTGAAATTGTGTTGCCGTCCTTTGAGAGAATGGACGAATGCTATGCTATGGAGGTGAATTAAATGAAATTTGACCATACTGTTAAAATCGGAGGGGTTTATTATCCTGCCGGTACCGAAATTCCCGAAAATACAAAGAAAAAATCAAAGACCAAAGAATCCGAAAATTCTGAAGGCGACAAAGGAGGTTCCGATAATGGTTAAGGTGAAATCAAACAGAGAAGAAGTTATCGCGAGAGCAAAAGCCGATGTTGAGGCAAGAAAAAAATTAAAGAAAAGCCGCTTGAAAAAAGCGGCCGAAAAGTCGGTTGGGGAAACAGGCTCAAGGTCTGAGCCCAAGGAAGAAGTAAAAACCGTAAAAGGGTGATTTTATGACTGTAGAAGATATTAAAAACTGCGGTATACCGATTAATAACAAAAGTTCGGAAACGTTACTTCAAATTCAGTCTGGCCTTGAATGGCTTCAAGAGAATACAACCTTAAAAATTGATATGAATAATACCGATACAATAGCCTCGTTGCCAAGCGGAGCTAAATTATTTATACTTAAATTTTGTGATTTGGTAAATCAAAGCGACAATGTCACAAGTGAAAGCATAGCGGGTATGTCGCAGTCTTTTTCTTCCGGCAATAAAAGCGATTTGCTTACGGATATCGCGGAACAGCTTATACAACCTTATTTGAAGTCAAGTTTTAAATTTGTTTCCGCAAGGAAAAGGTGGGGTTGATATGGTTTCAAAGACTAAGTTTAAAACCGTTAAAAATGATTTTCCCAAAATGCGGCAGAGCGTAGAAGCGGTTGACGGTAAAAGAGTAAATGTCGGAGTTATGGGAGAAAATGCTTGGCTCGCGGGAATACACGAATATGGATGCAGGATTAAAGTAACGGAAAAAATGAGAGCTTGGCTCCGCGCGAACGGATTGCATCTGAAAAAAGAAACGACGGAAATCGTTATTCCCGAAAGAAGTTTTTTGCGAAATGGATTTGATGAATGTCATAAAGCCGTTGTTGATGAAGCCGAAAGACTTATTTCTTTGGTTTTTGAGGGAAAAGCTGCCGAAAGTGAATTATTTCGGACCGTCGGAATTTTACTGTCAAGCAGAATCAAACAATACGCGCTTGATTTAAGTCGCCCTCCGAATCATCCGTTTACCGTTGAAAAAAACGGCGGCAAAGCAAATCCTCTTGTTAATACAGGCGATATGATCGGGAGTATAAGCTATGAGGTGGAATAAATGAAATTATATAATTTTACAAGACTTATCAATAAATATGCCGTTTGTTTTGAAATCATCGAGTCAAAAGGCGGGGAATATGTCGGCGGGCGGTGGCAGGAAAGAGAAACGGAAACAAAAGAGGGTTTTGGCGCAATAATTCCTTTGGCCGAAAGAAAAATATATCGGTCGGGAGGGAGCTGTACGGCGAAAGACAGACAGCTTTACACAATTAATCCTTTAGAGGGAACTTTAAAAAATATTAAAGTCCGTTATAAAGACAATATTTATTCTGTCGAACAGGAAACCGATTACAGTGATTATTCCGATGTATTTGTATATGTATTGAAATATGTAAGTATGTTTGATGATAACGGTTACGGTCAATCAACTTGAAAAAAGCAAAAGGAGGTGAGATAAAAATTATTTTTGCAAGGCAACGGAAGGAGAGCATAGTCAAATGGCTATGCCGACCGGCGATAAGAAAGCAAAAAGAATTTTCTGCCGCCGAACTTGTTTATTTTTAAGTTGATTGACTGTAACTTAAGGAGAGTGGCGATGTTGATTGATGTAAGAGGAATTGAGACTACTGTTGTCAACGGACTCGGTAAATTTGTGGGCTGTCCCGTTATCGCTTCAAATCAGACGGCCCCGGCACCGAAGTATCCATATATCAGCCATACAATAACCACCGCTTTTGTGTCAGACGCGAAAGGCTTTTGTGTTGCCGACGACGGCAGGAGATTTAAGCAGTTTAATCAAGTTTGGAGCTTTACAAGCCAATCCGACAATGATATCGAAAGTCTTTTTGTCGCGCTGAAAATCAAAAATTATTTTGATTTGGCCGGAAAAACATATCTTAATGACAACGGTATTGTTGTTGTAAGAACGGGAAATGTTTCGAACAGAGATAATATTATAACTATCAATTATGAATACCGAAACGGAATTGATGTAACTTTCAGACTTTTGGATATAATTGAAAAATCCGATGCGGAAACAGCGGGATATATTGAAAATGTTGAGTTTAACAAGGAAAACAGGGAGTGATAAAATGGCAAGTGACGTTAAAGTAAGTATTAAAATTAAAGAGGGTACGGGCAGCGTCTCTTTTGGGTATCCGCTTATTTTGGCGGTTAAATCCGAAACGGTTCTGCCTTATACGGAGTGCGCAAGCATAGACGAGGTTATGGCGGCTCTTATGTCGGTTACAGGGGGTGCCGACGCAAAAGCAAGAACGGCTGACGCAAAAGCCACATCAATTTATCAAGCGGCTGATTTGCTTTTTTTGCAAGAGGATATTCCCGATAAAATTGCTGTTATGGCTGTTTCCGATGACGCTGACGATGTGCTTGACGGAAGCTTATGGGCTAAAGAATGGAGGCAGCTTTTGATTGCTGATATGCGTTCAATGGGGAAAGACGATATTAAGGCAGTTGCGGATATTTTTGAAGCCAAGGACAATAAAATATTCTTTGCGCACTGCAAAAATATTGATGATTTTGCGGCTGTTAAAGACTATGAACGCACCGTCGCGTTTTATTATAATGATGAAAACGACAGAGAGGTTACAGAGGTCGTTTGTCCTCCTGCCGCTTTGGTCGGCGCGACGGCGGGAAAGGCAGTCGGAAGTTTTACCTACAAAAATATTATTCTTAAAGGTCTTAAGACGCTTACTCTTACCGATACGCAAATTGAAAATATTCATAAGGGCGGCGCCGTTACATTTGTAACAAAAGCGGGAGATAAGGTAACAAGCGAGGGTATTGTCTTAAATGGTGAATATATCGATATTATTGACAGTAAGGATTGGATTATTCGGCAGATAGAGTATAAAACTCAAAAGGCGCTCAATTCTTCCGATAAGATTCCTTATGACAATAACGGGATTGCTATGCTTGAAAATATTTGCGTCGATGTTCTCAATACCGCGTATAACAGCGGAATAATAGCCGTTACGGATGCGGGTACCGCCGATTACAGCGTTAACTACGCGGGTCGTTTGGATACGAGCCTTGAAGACCGAACCGCGAGGAAATACATAATGGGTGAGTTTAAGTTTGCTCTCGCGGGAGCCATACATAATGTTGAGATTTCAGGTACTGTTGAAATTTAAAAGGAGTGTGATTAAAAATGTTTACTCAGTATAACGCAAAGGACTGTACCATTATCATTGACGGCGTTTATATTACCGGTGTGAGTGAAGATATGGTAACGGGTTCAAAAGACGAGGAGTTTGTCAGTTCGGCAGTCGGAGCACAGGGAGATGTTGTCGCGAATGTTATTAATAATCCGTTGGGAACAATTACCGTAACAATACAGACCACAAGCCCGCAAAAAGGTATGCTTATAGATATCGCGAGAGAAAGCAGAAGTGTTCCTATTTGGGTTACCAACAAATCAATAGGCGAAAGATTCGGAGGTTCGCACGCGATAATTAAAAACTATCCCGAACTTGCTCACAAAAACGAGGCGGGAGACAGGGAATTTGAGTTCCAGGTTTATGATTATACGGTTGAAAGAGTATGACAGATATTTTTATTTTGTCGGTTGTTTTTGGGGCAAAGTTTTTTTCTTTGCTCATTTAAGAATTTATTTATTAAAATTACACTTATTTTGGAGGAATTTAATATGGCTAAGAAAAATAATTTTTACACAAGAAAAAAAGAAATTGAGGGTATTACCTACACGGCGCAGTTTAACGGAATTTCGGAGTGTCTGAAAATGTTTGACGAATGTAAGGATTCAAACGGAAATATGAACAATCTTGAATTGGGAGAGTATGTTTGTGAAAATGTAATTGTTGACCCCAAAGTAAATATTAATAATTTTGAGGATATAACAACATACAACAAGGTTGTTAAATGGGCTTTGAATGTGGCGCAGGGAAAATTTCGGGACAAAGTCGAAGTCTATGCTGAAGAAACGGGTAAATGAGCAATGGGCAATGTGGCGGTTGGTTCTTGATATGAAACTGGATTATAATACGGTTTTTCACCAAATGTCGGAAGAAGAAATATTAATGGCCAATATCGCGCTTGATATGTATATTAAAGCGAAAAATAAAAAATAAGGGCTTATTCATAAATTAAATAATTTGTATAGAGAGCATCTGAAATTTTTTCGGGTGTTTTTTTGTGTTAAAAAAAGAGACGGTGAGAGTATGGCTGAAAAAAATGTTGTCAGAGAAGATGTTGTTTCGATTTCCTTTGATATTGATGATGACGGATTAAAGGAAATAAATGAAATGATGAAAGATTTGCGGAAAGTCATTAAAGACGCTGTCGGTGATATTGATGATGTTACGGCTGATATTTCCGAGGGGTTTGAAAATATTTCCGACGCGGCCGAAGAAACGGCAAAGGAAGCGGGAAAAGGATTTGATGATGTGACAAAGTCTGTAAAAGATACGGGTCGGGAGCTTTCCAAAACAACAAGGGATATGACAAGGGGAACGGAATCCGTATCAAAAGGACTTAAAAACAATTTAATAAACGGTTGGCAAAAAGTCAAAACGGAAGTTTCAAGTGCCGGCGGCAAAATAACGCAGACAGCCTCTAAGTTAAAAAATTTCGTTAATACAAAATTTGATAAGTTGATTGACGGTCTTTCAAAGTTTAATAAAAAAGCTGATGAAAGTACGGAAAAGGTTGAAAGGTTAGCTAATGAAAGCGGCGGAACGGGAAACGGAATAAAGGGAACCGTTGCAAAGGCGGCGGCGGCTGTCGCGGTTGGAGCGACCACAAAAAATATTATTGGCACAGGAATGAATTTTGAAACGGGTATGTCAACGGTTAAAGCCGTATCGGGTGCTAACGACGCCGAAATGGAAAAACTTACGGAAAAAGCAAAGGAAATGGGCGCAACAACAATGTTTTCGGCAAGTGAATCCGCGGAGGCTATGAATTATATGGCAATGGCAGGCTGGAAATCCGAACAGATGATTGGCGGTATTGAAGGTATTATGCACCTTGCGGCAGCATCAGGCGAAGATTTGGGGACAACCTCCGATATTGTTACGGACGCTCTTACGGCTTTTGGAAGGGGAGCCGATGAAGCTGCTGATTTTGCCGATGTATTGGCAATGGCAAGCAGTAACGCAAATACAGATGTGGCTATGATGGGTGAAACTTTTAAGTATGCTGCACCTGTTGCGGGAGCTATGGGATACAAATGTGAGGATATTGGAGTTGCGGTTGGGCTCATGGCTAATGCGGGCATTAAGAGCAGTCAGGCCGGTACCGCACTTAATTCAGTTATTACACGAATGGCCAAACCAACAAAAGAAAGCTATACAGCCATGAAGAAACTTGGATTAAATTTGAAAGATTCAAAAGGTAATATGAAAAGTTTTCAGGAAATTATGGTTGATATGCGAAAAGGCTTTAAAAATTTAAGCGCGGATGAAAAAGCAAGTTGCGCGGCTATGCTTGCGGGAAAAAATGCCATGTCGGGGCTTCTTGCTGTTGTAAACGCAAGTGATGAAGATTTTGATAAGCTTACAGAAGCGATAAATAATTCTACCGGAGCCGCAAAAGAAATGGCTGATATTAAAAATGATAATCTTTTAGGACAGCTTGGACTTTTAAAAAGCGGAATAGAAGGTTTTATGATTGATATATACGATGTTATAAAATCACCGTTAAAGGGTGCTGTAAAATGGATTTCGGAGACTTTTCTGCCAAAAGTCGTTTCGGGTTTTTCAAAATTCGTACAAATGCTGTCTCCTGTTTTTCAAAAAGTTATCCCAATAATCAAAAAAGTTATCCAAATAATCAAAAACGTTATAGACAGTGTTTCTTTAAAATTTGAATGGTTTAAAACCAATATCTTACCATCGCTGATTGAGGGATTCAACACAATTAAAGAGGCGGTTCTTCCTGTTATTCAAGCAATAGCGGATAGGGCAGGGGGATTGCTTGAAAGAATTTTCGGTCTTATTGTGATGAATAAAGATACTGTTCTTAGCGCTTGGGACAGTATTTGCGGACTGTTCACATATTTTACGGACAGTGTGTTGCCTGAATTGGTAAATGTATTCAATTGGGCTGTTCAGACAGTTGCGCCTATCATAAGCGATGTGATTAAAATAGTATGTGATGCCATTAATGCCGCTGTTCCGCTTGTAAAAGAAACCATCGGTGATATTATAAGCATTGCTCAAGGAATTGCGCCTATTGCACAGGGTATGGCGAAAGTTATATCGGGTGTAATTAAAAGTATATCCAAAAATATGGATAAAATTATACCTATTCTTAAAATGGTTGCCAAGGGTTATCTTTTGGTTAAAACCGCAATGATTGCTTATAAAG